TTAGACAGTGGGGATGTGAACGGAGAATATAAGATTCTGATTAATAAAGGGGTAGGAGCAACTACTGTAACTCCTTCCTCTTTCCACCAAGGGACTACATTTACTTTACAGAGTGGTGGGACAACCCAGGTTATTTGGGATGGTACGGATTGGTTCGTACTTGGCTCTAAAGATTCAGCTGACGCTGACATTTCAGTTACTTAAAAAGAGATAAAACATGCCTGCAATTATTACCGACGATATTAAAAAATTATTGGTCCAAAAGATCATCGAAGATACGTCAGATTCTGATACTAGATATTTCGTTGGTATCGGTCGGGCTGACACGTGGCAAGATTCCACTGATATTGCTCCTATTGCCGGACAAGTAATTAATTCTCCGAGAGAGCAAATTAATTTTAGATCTAATCTACAGTCTGTAATCTTGACAGACACTGTAAGCTTTGTTTCAAAAAGATATAACTGGTCTTCTGGTACGATCTATAAAGCGTATCAAGGAGACGTTTCTGCTCTTGGTAATGGTACGTCTAATGATATTGGAAATGGACAGTACTATGTGATTACAGAAAACAACAGAATCTATATCTGTCTTGAGCAGGGTAAAACTGATACGGGTTCTGTAAACCCTTCCCTGAATAACCCAGGTGACGATATCCTTCCTTCTGAAGGAACTAAAAAACTGGGAGATGGATACATCTGGAAATTCCTGACTGTACTCGATCCAGTTAAATTGAACAACTTTTCTACTTCCAACTATATTCCTGTTGAAAAGGTTGATTCTGCAACTGGTGGAAACTTTAATACCATTGCAGAACAACAGCAATTGGCAGTACAAGCAGCTGCTACTCCAGGAGAAATTGTTGGTTATAAAATTGTAACTGCAGGAGCGGGATACGATTCCGCAGATGTTATTACTGTAAAAGGTAATGGATCAGGAGCAGGGCTCACATTTAAAGTTAGTCCTCAAGGTGGTATTGTTAAAGTATCTGTAGACTCTAATGGATCCGGCGGATTCCAGTTCGGTTCGGGGTATAACTTTGCTAATGTTGAAATTGCTTCTCTTACAGCAACAGTCCCAGCCGTTATTCGACCAGTCATTTCTAAAAATGGGATTGGAGCCGATATTAGGGATGATCTTAGAGCTACTGCTTTAATGGTAAATGCTAAGCTGGTGGGTGAAGCAGGCTCCGGAGACTTTTTGGTAGATCAAGAATTTAGGCAAGTAGGTCTTCTTAGAAATCTCAAAAAACCTAACGATTCTGATTTTACTTCTAGTACCGGATCTGCTCTAAGAAAGCTTACTGTGTCAGGATCTCTTCTAGGAAAAGATATAACCATTGAAGGTGGACAATCTGGGGCTAAAGCTTACGTAAATGATACGGAACCTACCGGGGTTGGACTGGCTGATACTATTTTATATTATCATCAAAATGAAAAAACCGGGTTCGCCCAGTTTGCTGCTACAGACACTGGAACTAATTCTATTAAAAATGTTTTAGATTCTAGCGACTTCGGTAATTTCCTTTCTGATTCCGATCCGGAAGTTAATCCATTCACAGGTGAATTACTTTACATAGATAATCGTGCAGCCATCACCCGTGACTCTGCAAGTACCGAAGACGTTAAGATCATTATCCAACTTTAAGAGAGTAAAAAATGCCCACATCTTTTAGCGATACCACATTCTCTAGTACCTATAAGGACGACTTTAAGGATAGTGATAATTATCATCGGATCCTATTCAACTCTGGCCGAGCTCTTCAGGCAAGAGAGCTTACCCAGCTTCAAACCATTACCCAGCGGGAAATGGAAAGATTCGGTCGTAATATTTTTAAAGAAGGATCTGTAGTTAATCCTGGTGGGTTTACCTTAGATACATCTTATGAATTCATTAAGCTTCAAGGAAATCCTACTAACGTTAGTGCAGGGTCTATTCTTGAAGTTGATGGTGGGGGAATCACGGTCAGAGTTTTAGAATTCTTCCCCGAAGTCGATCCAGTTACAGAGCCGGCAACTGCTTATATTGAATACCTTGATGTAAGTACAACACCTGGGGGATCTAATACTACTAGACTGGGTGGCAATACTCTACTCAACGTTACTAATGGTACAGGTCAGGTAACTACTGTCCAACAGCAATCAGGAATTACAGTATCCGGTCAAGGATCTAGAGTTAGCGTAAACAATGGATCTTTCTTTATCCGAGGGCATTTCGTTCAGGCTAATGCTCAGTCTATTATCCTTAGCAAGTACTCTAGTACTCCTACAGCAAACGTAGGATTTATCGTCACAGAAGATATTATTACTTCTGATGATACTGATGCTTTATTTGATAACCAGAACGTGGAGCCTAACCGTACAGCTCCGGGAGCAGATCGCTATAGAATTAGACTTACCCTATCTACAGAAGATGCAGTTGATAGCGATGACAACTTTATTCTGATTAATAGAGTCGTAGACGGAGTAATTCAAGAAGAAATTGACAAGAATACGTATAATATTCTTGGCGACGAAATGGCCAAAAGGACTTTTGAAGAGTCTGGGAACTATACTGTTGAGCCATTCTCTGTTAAATTTTCTCAAAATACCTCTGATACCAGTAAGTTAAATCTTAAAGTTTCCCCGGGCACTTCGTATGTAAACGGATATAGAAACGCTGAAGAGACAGAAACCGATATCTCTGTTGACAAACCGAGATCTAATGCTACAGAATTAGTTGGAAGTGAAGCTATTAGTGCCAGATACGGAAACTATCTCCAGCTTGATTCCATCGAAGGATTACCTGATGTTAGTACTCTAGAGAAGTGGACCCTGTATGATGCAGTAGGAGGATTCGGAGGTAATCCTATTGGTACTGCAAGAATTAGAAATGTTTCGACCTCTGGAGGTTACTATAGATTCCACATCTTTGATGTTAATATGACCCTGGGTTCCTTCCGAGATGTTAGAAGTATTGGTGATTCTGCAGATGCTACACGATACGGAAACTTGGTCTTGGAAGACGGGGTTGCTGTTGTAAAAGAAGTTAATCATAATAATGCATTCTTCGAACTTCCTAGAATTAGACCTCAAAATATTGATGTAACAGGACTGACTGAACAAAGATTCGTTCAACAGCCTGCTAACGGATCAGGGGTCTTATTGCTTCCAGGTCTTACAGGTGAAGGATATGCTGATGCATCCTTATGGATTCTGACAGACAGTAGCGGGTCAGTAGTTACTAATCCTGATATTAGAGATAGTGACGTTAATGCTAAAATTGAAGGTCTTAACGCCAACGAAAATTACAGCTTGATCTACTATATTAATCGTAAAAACTTAGCTCAAGAAAGAGGTAAGGATTTAATCCAGGACTATACCCAAACCGGGTCTTTGACCAATAGAGAATTAGTGTTAGATAAATCTGACATCTATCAGCTAAAAGAAGTTCTAGATGCAGATAATAATAATGTTACAAATCGATTCACTTTGGATAATGGACAAAGAGATAATTTCTATGATAAAGGGAGAGTCAAGCTTCAAACTGGTACTGTTACAGAGCCTATTACCGTTAAGTATGATTATTTCCAGCATGATGTAACAGGAGATTTCTTCTCTGTAAATTCTTACATCGGTGAAGTAGCATACGAAAACATTCCAAAGTTTAGACAGAATAACGGGATTGAAGTTGAACTGAGAAACGTATTGGATTTCAGAAGTGTTAAAGATTCCAATGGGGACTTTGACTCCCAGTTGATTAACCAGCTTCCCAGAAATACTGATACCATTCAAGCAGACGTAACATACTACCAGTCTAGAAAAGACATTCTGATTGCAACGGAAGGTGGATTAGAGTATATTGAGGGTTCTCCAAATGTTAACCCTGTTAAGCCACCAGTTCCTGATAATGGTATGGAGTTATTTAACTTTACACTGAATCCATATACTGACGATGAAAATGACTTAGAAAAGAAATACATTGACAATCGTCGTTATACTATGAGAGACATTGGTGGTATCGTAGAAAGAATTGATAACTTAGAAGAAACCGTATCCCTGAACCTTCTTGAGCTCGAGACTTCTACGGTTGAGGTATTCGATTCCAATGGTAACAATAGATTTAAGAATGGTTTCTTTGCAGACAATTTTAAAGATTTAGTATTCTCCGACATCCTAAACCCTTCTTATTCTGCTAGTCTTGATCGCGGTCGGAATATCATTCGTCCAGCAGTAAACACCCAGTCAGTTCTTTTCAAATTTGATAGTGCAACTTCCAGCGGTATTACAGCTATTGGCGATATTGCACTTCTCAATTATACTGAACAAGAATTAATTTATCAGGACATTGCAACAGAGACTGAAAATGTTAACCCGTTCGATGTAATCATTTACGCTGGGGACCTAGAGCTTGCTCCGGAGATCGATCTTTGGAGAGAAGATATTGTTGTAGGAACTGAAGAGCTTGGAAATTCTATCCAAACTCGTACTAGTTTGAGACTGCCAGGAAGGGTAAGAAGAGGTAGAAATGATCGTATTTCAACTCCTATACTAAGATCAATTGCTCAATCGGTAGTTTTCCCAGATCTTCCCGGAAGTGATGATTTAGGTTTACCTGAGATTGGGAATATTATTGGAGAAAGCAGGGTTCTTTCCCGTAGAACTAGCACAGTTCGGACCAATACATCAATTGATACTATAACTACAGTTCGGACTTTAGTCGGACAAAGAGTAGTTGGCATTGACCTCCTTCCATTCGTAAGATCTAGAAGGGTATTCTTCAGAGCTAACCAACTCGCTCCTAATAGACAGCATTTCCTATTCTTCGATGGATACAATATGGCTGACTATGTGAAGAGTGAAAACTTCCGTACTTTCCAAGAGATCACTCCTCCGGATGATTTCCTGGGTGGAGAATACACCGGTGCTACTAGCCACCCAAATACTCCTACTGCTGCAACTTCGTTTGTGACAGATGCCTTCGGTTATATTGAAGGATCATTCTTCATTCCTAACAATAATGAAATTAAGTTTGATGGTGGGAATAAGACTGTTAAAATCCTAGACATTAGTGTTGATGATGAAGACGCAGCTTTATCCGGAGCAGCAGCGATTTACACTGCTGGTGGAGCACAAGTTTCCCTCGTTGATGTAATTTCAACTACTAGAACTAGAAGATCTAGACCTGTTCCTCGCCCTAGACCTACTCCTAGACCTCCAACTAGAAGACGGAGAAGAAGAGGTAAGCGGAGAGAGCCTATCGCTCAGTCTTTCCAGCTGCAGAATACTAATGGAGGATTTATTACAAGTATTGATATCTTCCTGGCTTCCAAATCGACTACTGTTCCTATTCGCCTCGAGGTTCGCCCTGTAAGGAATGGCGTACCTTCTCAGGATGAGATTATTCCAGGATCGGTAGTAGTTAAGAATCCTAGTGAGATTTCTAATGTATTCTCTGAAGCCGATGTTGTGAGTAATCCTGGAAGTGCTGCTATTCAGGGCATCAGAGGTAAAAATACTAGATTTACATTTGATAGACCGATCTATCTTGAAGGCTTTACGGAATATGCATTTGTTCTGATTGCTAATACCCAAGACTATACTGTTTGGGTAGCAGAGATTGAAGAGTTTATTGTAGGTACTACTTCTCAGCGTGTTACAAAGCAGCCATCTGTTGGTTCATTCTTTATGTCACAGAACGCTATTACCTGGACTCCAGATCAGCGTAGAGATATGATGTTTAGAATTAATAGAGCTAATTTCACTTCTTCCGGATCCTTTAATCTAGTTAATGACGGAACTTCTACTCCTCCGGTTAACTTGTCTACTGATCCATTATTAACTGATAGTGGTGATAGTGCAGTTACTATTCTGCACAGCGGCCATGGATTTATATCTGGGGATAACATTAATATTTCTGGATTTGATTCCAATTCTACATACGCTGGTATTTCTGGATCTATCTTGAATGGAATCCAGCAAATCTCCAAAGTTGATGGATACGGATATCAATTCCGGGTTAGTACCCCTGCGAACTCTACTATCCAAACTGGTGGATCAGGTATCGTTTCTGAGCAAAACGTTCTGATGGACGAAATGGTACCAACCCTGGACGTATTTGCAGTGGAAGGAACTTCAAGTACCTTTAGCGGATCTTTTTCTGGGACCTTATCATTAGCACAAGCTAACAATCAAACTAGCTCTCCATATTCGACTCCAAGTGGGCGTGATATTCAACCTAACCAGTTAATTAGGTTTGAAAGTCCTAGGGTTATTGCTAACTCTAGAATTGAAACTCAGCACTTGGCTACAGCAAAGTCTGCTAATATTTCTGGATCGTTTAGTACTACTGATACTTGGGTATCACCAGTATTAGACCTCCAGACTGCTTCGGTCTTGGCTATCAGTAACGTTATTGATAATCAAGATTCGGATTTAGGCGCAGACAATATTGTTACAAACAATCCTATTGAATATATTTCTGAAACTGATCCGTTCTCTGGATCTGCTATGTCTAAGCATATCACTATTCCGATCACGTTGGAACAGTCTGCTGTAGGACTTAAGGTGTTAGCTGCAGTAAACAGACCTACTGGATCTAACATTCAACTTTACTATAAAACTGTTCCAGAAGGTGAGGATCTAGATATTGATAACCAATCGTGGGTTTATCAAGAAGCAGAAAACATCATTGCTGAAGATAACAATAGGGAAGTCTTTAGACAATATGAATGGTTGATTGGTGGTCCAGGTGGATCTATTAACGAGTTTAGTGCATTCCAGTTAAAGATTGTAATGAATTCTAGTAATACTTCTAAGGTTCCATTAATTCAAGATTTGAGAGCAATCGCCCTGGGAACATAAAGCATGAATGATTATTTGAAAGTCGAAGGAAGCAGTACCCTGTATAAAAATAAAGTTACAGGGTTTGTTTCCAATATTGATCCTGAGGGTTTAAGTAAAGCTAAGGCAAGAAAGAAAGCTCGGAAAGAGCAGGAAGAAAAAGTACAGAAATTAGAGAGTGAAGTGAGTGAATTAAAAGACTTAGTTCGCTCTTTAATTGAATCTAATTGATTATAAATAAGAATATTATATTGTAATCTAAAGGGAAAATAATGGCTCAGCAGAGAGATCTTACAGTTGATAGAGGAAGTGACGTAGCCATTGAGTTACATCTGGTCGAGGAGGATAACACCCCTAAAGACCTGACAAACTTCTTTGCAGAAGCTAAGATCAAGAAAACTTACAATACAACTGATAGTGATCAAATCTTTGACTTCAGAGTAAGCTACGGTTCTCCTTTAGGTGCAGGAATTATTAATCTCTTGCTTGATAGGCAAGATACGGAAAGAATGAAGCCCGGTCGTTATGTTTATGATGTAGAGCTTAGAAACAGCGAATCTGTTGATAGTAATACTACTATCGAAAGAATTCTTGAAGGTAAAATTACTGTAACTCCTTCGGTAACGAGATAAGACATGCCTACTTACGTCAGCGAATTAAGAAGAACAAAAGAGACAAAGAAGGTCAAGGTAGAGTACAAGAACAATACCTTAATCGAAAAAATTGTGATCGGTAGTCCCGCGGGAACACTGAAAGCTTTAACTCGTACAGATCTTACTTTGTCTAACATGTCTGATGTATTTGATAGTGATGGAAATAATATTTCTGGTATCGTTGATAATAGTGTTAGAATTGCTAATCCAGATTTATCTGAAATTAAAAATGGTAGCATTTTGATGTTCAATGATACTCCTAATACCCCTGGTTATAGAGGCTTTAAATCTAAAATTATTCTAGATAGACAGACGGTCGAAGGGGGCACGTTCTAAATGTCACAGCATAGTGCAACTATTCTTTTTAAGCGCTCCGATTCGGATAACTCACCTGGTTCTATTCTAGTTAGAGGTGAACCTGCCTATACCTTTGGAGGCGGCGCTCCTAATCCTAATTCTACAGCTTCTGGACAAAGATTATTCATCGGCGTACCTGATGGTCTAGGCGGTAACAGGTCCGCTATTATTGGTGGTGAGTACTACACCAAAAAGATGGATCACACCCCTGGTGTTCTGCAGATTACTCCCACGTATGAAACCGCTGATAACTCCTATGGTACGGTAGTACTGGTAGACAGTCTTGGAGTTATTGACAGATGGCGAGTAGATAACCTTCGCTTCGGTGAAGCAGACAGTAATACTATTACCACTTCTTCTGGAGATTTAGTACTTGATGCTGCTGGTAATATTACATTCAGTGGAAACGTTCTTAGTAATATTAGTTCTTTACTGGCAGATTCCGCTACAATTACTAAGCTCACAATTGACAGTAATCTTTCAGTAACAAATATTGAGGTTACTGATTCTGCACATATCAAGTTCTTCAGTGCAGATTCTGCATATATCGATTCTGCTAGAATTGACGACTTAACTGTTACCAATACAGCAACTATTAATAGTGCTACCGTTAACTATGTTGATGCAGATTCTGCGGATATTGGTGATATCAATATTACTGGTACGACTATTCAGTCGACTACTGGCGCCACTCTTACCATTAACCCATTCCCAGTTGGTGACTCTGGCGAATTAGTTATTCTTGGTAACTTAAGAGTAGAAGGTACTACCACCACTGTTAACTCAACTGAAGTTACTATTAGTGATAAGAATCTGGTACTTGGTGACGATGCTACTAATACATCGGATCTTACCGGTGGTGGTATTCAGATTGGCGATTCCTCTGCATGGGGTAGCACTGCTGCTCCATCTTTAGAATGGTATGATCCTGATTCTGAATTCCAGATCAACAGAGACCTTCACATTACTGGATCTTCCGGATCTAATGGTGGTATTAGTGCTGACTCGGCAGACTTCGGTAAGCTGGACGTAACTGGTCCAACCACATTAGATAGTGTTCAGATTGATTCTGCTAACATCACAAACCTTTTTGTTGACTCGGCTCACATCAATACCGCCGATATCGACTCTGCATATATTGATTCTGCCTACGTTGGAAATCTCTTTGCTGACTCAGCGCATATTAACTTTGCTGACATCGACTCGGCTTCCATCGACTCAGCACGGATCACTAGGTTCTATCTTGATTCCGGTACGATTGATTCGGCTCAGATTAACACCTTATCTGCTACCAACGCATCCTTTACAAATATTAGTGGCGTAGATTCAGCACACTTTACTACGCTGACTGGCGACTCTGCTACGTTTGACATCTTAAGAATTACCGATTCTGTCGGTCTTAAGACAATGTTCGACTCAACCGACTTTATCTTTATTGATGCTCCCGGTGCTCCACAAGTTGCTCTTAAAGCAGAAGCCATTGAAGACTTTGTTGGAGCAATGGTTGATAGTTCAATCAGTGTTCAGACAAATATCTTAGTAACATATGACGATAGCGCTGGTGCTATTGACTTTGTCACTCCATTTGCTGATGCGGTTTCTAGCTCTACAGCTACTGCACCTTCTAGAGCAGATAGCAGCGATCTTATTGCTAATGGTGCAGGTCTTGCTAAGTTTAACGATAGTGACTTTAGAGTTACGGTATCAACAGGATACGTCGAGATTAACCAGGTAGACGGCGGTACTTTCTAAGTATAAATAGATGAAAGTGGCGAAGCTATATAGTTCTCGCCACTATAAAATATAAAAATTTAGACTTTATAGTCGTATGGAAAACCTGGAGACGTAATGTCAGCTTCTACTATTAAGCTGCGCCGTAGTTCGGTCGCAGGTAATAAACCTACAGCT